GGTACTAACCTGACTGGTTCTGTTTATACCTCTTATGTTGACAACTCTTATTTGAGGTCTTATGTTAACCCACATCTGCGTTCAGTTTTTAACATCATCCCCGTTTCTACCGGATCAGTTTCTTTCCCTCGTGGTAACACTCCAGTAGGTGAAGGTTCTTTCGGTAAGCAAACTGAAGGTTCTGCAAAACCACAAGTTGATTATGATGTAACAGTTGTAAACACAGCATTGTCTTTCATCGCAGGTTACGCTAAAGTAAGCCGTCAGATGATTGATGATTTGCCATTCTTGCAAGCATACCTTCAGCAGTCTCTGATTGAAGATTTCCAAAAGGCAGAAGATACTTATTATCTTAATGCAATCGCTTCAAGTGCAACCGCAGGTTCTTCTTCTGGTGCTAACACCGCTGAGAAGTTCATTGATTATGTTGCTCAGTTGGGTGCTTTGAATTGGATGCCGAATTTGTCTTTGACCACTCATGCCGGTTGGGCTGCTTTGTTGAAAACCAAGCCTGCTGATTATTCACTTCCTGGTGGAATGGTTATTGACAACAATGGTAATGTAAGAATCCTTGGAATACCTGTTATTCCTCATTCTTTGGTTACAGCTTCTAAGATGTATGTAATGGATACTACCAAGTTTGCCATTGCTCAACAATCTGGTTTGAATGTTCGTAGCACAGAGTTTGATCAAGATGACTTTATTAAGAACTTGATTACCTTCCGTTGTGAGGCTCGTTGTGAACTTCTTCAGTTCCAACCAACAGCAGCACTTTACGGAGCTATATAGTTTGGTTGTTTTTTAAAGTGTATATTTTGGGGGGCGGTATTCTTATCGCCCCTTTTTTTTAAGTTTGTACTATGCAAGTAAAAATACTATCTACTTATAACTCAAAAATGCTTTATAGTGCATTGAAAGAGATGCATAGGAACTCATTAACCGGTGAGGTTGTCTATGCTGTTCCACATGAGGACAAAAAGACATCTTTCAATCTATCTATGCAAAAAATAATGCATAGCACCGATGGTGTACTATTGCTCTTTGAAGATGATGTTGAGATAAGGGATTTTACTCATTTTGAGGAAGCTGTTTCTCAATTACCAAATGATTGGCAATTGTGCTACCTTGGTGCGAATCTTATTGCTCCAATTGAGAAATATAGTGAAAACCTTTACAAGACATTTGGGGCATGGACAACACACGCTGTGATGTACAACAACCCAAAGGAACTTTGCAAAGGATACACCGACACAAGCATTATGTTTGATGATTGGTTAAAGGCATTTATACATCCAAGAGGAAATACTTATATTATTAAACCCATGATTGCGTGGCAAAAACCACATCAAAGCGATTTATGGAATCACTATGCCGATTACACCAGAATATTTGATGACTCGGCAGCTAAACTAATTTAACTATGAACATAGTTGCTTCTGTGCATCTTTACCCTCCAGAGCATAATTGCGGTGCGGAATGGATGCTACATTTTATGCTTAAAGATTTGCAATCTAAGGGCCACAATGTAAGAGTTCTTTTACATGATGCAAATAAGTATAAGGTTAGGAATAATTATGTCTTTGATGGCATTGATGTATTTCCTCCAAACCCAAATGTTATTGAGGGATTATTGATATGGGCGCACGCTGTTTTTACACATTTAGACTACACAAGATGGACAATTCATGCAGCAAAGATGTATAAAAAGCCTGTTTTCCATCTAATTCACAACAGTCATCCATATCCTGAGATTATTGATGCGGAGAAAAATCAGCACATAATCTACAATTCTTTGTGGTTAAAAGAACTTCTTAATTATAATTTTAGTAATTTTATAGTGATTCCACCCGTTGACTACAATTACTATGATTTGGGGAATGAGCCAGAGAAGTCGGAATATATCACTTTAATAAACTTAAACGAGAACAAGGGTGGGAAGATATTTGCGGAGATTGCAAGGGCAATGCCACACAAGTCATTTTTAGGCGTTTTAGGGTCATACGATGAGCAAATTAGACCAAACCTATCAAATGTGACTTATGTGCCTAATTCGCCAGATATAAAGCAATGGTACGCAAAGACAAGGATACTTCTCATGCCATCAAAGTATGAGAGTTGGGGACGGACAGCAACTGAGGCAATGTGTAGTGGGATACCGATAATTTGTAGTGATACACCTGGGTTAAAAGAGAATTGTGATAAAGCAGGAATTTATATTAAAGATAGAAGCAATGTTAAAGACTGGGTTGAAGCCATTACAAAGTTGGATGACAAAAAAACCTATTCTTGGGCATCAAGAAAAGCAAAAGCGAGATCAAGAGAGTTTGATACAAGAAAAACGCTTGATGAGTTTGAAACCTGGTTCAGAGAAAGTGTTAATAAATATAATTAAAGATGACATATATAGACGGCATAACAATATTAGGTGACGCGGTTGTAGAACCCGTTAGTCTTACCGATGCTAAGAATTGGTTGCGTATTACCAACTACGATACCGATGATGTGCTGATTGGTGACTTGTTAAATGGCGCAAGGGTGCATATTGAGAAGCTCACCGGTTGTTCTTTGGTTAACAAGTCAGTAAGGATAAATGTTGAGCTGACACCACAAAGCCAAGGCTTTTGGATGCTTGATGTTCCTTACGGGCCATTGCTTTGTGTTGATGAGGTAAAGATTAAGACGGGTATGAACACATACGAGGTATTGACAAAGAATAGCGATTTTGAGGTTATAGGCGGTAAAATATGGGTTTATACGGCAGGTATCTATGTAATAAAGTATCAATGCGGTTATAGTTCTATTCCAGAGGATTTGGCAACTGATATACTTACGTTGGTTGCTTGGTCTTATGAAAATAGGGGTAAGAAGTTCCAAGGGGATGCCAAGATGGGTATGTTAAAAGAGTTCCCAAATTGGGATGGTTTAAATTATCATCAGTATAAAAAAGTTGTAATATAATGGCAAGAAGTCCATTAAATATTAAAATTACTAGTATTGATGCAACTTTTGCAACATTAAAGGATAAGTATAATTCAGCAATGATGGAAGTGGACAGAGAGATGGCTGCATCTACTGAGCAAATGGCTACTACTGCTAAGTCTTTATTTCCAAATGGCAATTCTAAAATTAAAGGTGAAACACAAATTTATTCACAAATTAGAGCAACAATAAGAGCAGAGAAAAATAGACCGTTTGCTTATAGCTTAGTGGCAGGAAATAGTGGGGATGATATGCCTGCATATATTGAGTTTGGAACAGGTAGGTATTTTCCAAAATACCCTGGCAAGGAGAAAGAGTGGCAGAAGTTGGCTAAAGAGTATTATAAGAATGGTAAAGGATGGATGTATCCATCTCCATATTTTTACCCAAGTGTAACAGGTGGTGTCATATCACTTGTAAACAATATAAAGCAGATATTTAAGAGGAATGAAAGATTGTAGCAATAATATAAGGGTTAGATACTTGGCAATACTAAATGGTAATATAACTTACGGTGGTAAGAATGTTCCTGTTTACGGAACTGATGCTTTTGAGACCGTTCCTCAAAACTATATAATAATTGGTGATATAACAGAATCCGCAGACAACAACAACCAATTGTTTGTAAGTGGCGCAGATGTGGTAATTGATATATTTAGCGAGCAGTACATGATAAGAAATAATAGTATTATTGATGATATTGCTGACCAAATCTTAACTTTGTTAATACCTACTACTGGTGTTCAAGATATTGGAGATAATGAATTTCAAATATATGCCAAAGCAAGAACATCATCACGTTACTTAACAATGCAAGAAGGAAACAATTTTATAAATAGAAAGATATTAATAATCAACAATTCAATAATTCAAAAATAGAATAAAATGGCACAGCAAATTTTAGGATCATTACAGAATATAGAGATAGATGTAGCCGGTGGCTCATCTTACAAAAATCTCGTATGTCTGCGTACAGCATCAGTTAATACAACTGTTGACTCAACAACCGAGCAAACAAATTGTGGGCCAATGACCTCAGTAGCTGATGCTACAATGTCAGTTGACTTTGATGCAATTTGTGAAGTTGCACCAACCATTACTCAAGTATCTTACGAGGATTTGCTTGCTGCAATGGTAAATAAAACTCTTATTTCAGTAAGAGTTCAAAACCCAGTTGTTAGTGGATCAAGCGCAGGTGCTACCTACTACCATCAGTTCCTTGGATTTATTACTTCACTTACTTGGAATCAAGCAACTACTGAATTTATAAATTTCTCTGGTACTGTTACTTCTACCGGAACAGTTGATGTTACACCTTAATTATGAACTACACTACTATTACTATTAACGAAACTAAGATTGGACTTAAATTCGGGATGGCATCTTTTAGATATCTTTCCGATAAGTTCGTAGAAGGCAAGGCTTATACAAATAACGAGTTAAATGAGATTGGGATTGCCCATATTTTATATAGCGGTTATTATAACAATTGTCTAATTAAGGATGCAGAGATTGAGCATAGCTTTGAGTCTTTTGTTGACTTTATAGAAGCCAATCTGAATAATGAAGGAGTATTATCAGACATAAAGGATGTAATACAAATTTGGAGTCAGAATGAGTTCTTAAAGCAGAAAGAAGAACCAAAGCAAGAAGCAAAAAAAAAGACTACTCGTGGGAAGAAATAGAAGCATTTGCGTTTGGTGACTTATGTTTATTGCCAAATGATTTCTATAAAATTAGTCCAAGGGAGTTTTCTTTAATGATAAGAGGAAGTGAATCCCGAAAGGTTGACACTTATAAGCAAACAAGACTTTTGATGTTTACAATGGTGCGGTTAATGGGTGATCCTAAGACCGCACCAAAAACACCAGAAGCTTTGTGGCAGTTGCCAGGTGACGAGGAAAATGGTCAGTTGATGAGTGATGATGAGATGCGAGAAATATTTAAAAGATTGGCTAAATGAGTTTACAGATACAAGTTACGGCTGATGTTGCAGGTGCTGGCAAGCAGATTGATGACTTCTCAAAAAAGTCACGAATTGCTCTTAATAGCCTAAGCCTTGTTGCCCAAGATTTACCTTTTGGATTTATTGGTATACAGAACAACCTTCCAGGTGTAATTAGTTCATTTGGTGAACTTACAAGAGAGGCAGGAGGAGTTGGCGGTGCATTAAAGCAGCTTGGTGGCGCATTAATTGGGCCTGCCGGTATATTTCTTGCATTTAGTGCAGTAACATCAATTGTAACATCGCTTACAATGAAGTACGGTTCATTAGGTGCTGCCTTTGATGCAATATTTGGAAAAACAACTAAGTTAAGCCTAAAAATAAAAGAACTATCAGACTCTTATGTACAGTTTAATAAAAACTTAAAAACATCTGAAGATATATCAAGTCAAGAAGGTGCATCATTAAATGGTACAATTGCAAAAATAGAAACACTAACTAAAGTAATACTTAATCAAACAAAAAGTTATAACGAAAGAAATGCTGCATTAAATACTTTAAAAGAATTAGATAAAGAACGATTTGGTAATCTTGATTTAGAAACATTAAAAGTAAAAGCATTAACAGATGCAGTAAATAATTATACTAATTCACTTATTGCTGCTGCTGTAACAAAGGGTTTTGAAGAAGAAATAGGAAGAACATCTGTTGAGTTATCAAAACAAGTATCTATATTAAAACAGCTTGATGAAGAAAAAAAGAAAGCAAATGCAGCACCACAAAGAATTGTTGGTAAAGCTGAATTAATTGATAGGACAGAAATAATAAAAACTGAATCAGCATATAATAAACAACTCGCAGTTGTAAAAGAGCTAACAAAAAGAAAAGAAGAATTAAGTGCGGAAATTCGTAAAAGCGTAGAAGCTCAAGTAGCTTTAAAAGCACCAGTAGATGCTGCAACTGCTGCAATTGAAAAACAAAAAAAAGCACTAAAAGAAGGAATAGGTAAAAAAGTATTTGGTGAACAAGGAGAAGCAATTGAATCTGCAATGTCTTTTGATCAGGTAAATAAACTTTTACTCGCAAATTTAAGATTATCATTTGGTAAAAATGGAATATTTACAACTGTATTAAATAGGTTACTTGGAGAAAGAAAAAAATTAATTGAGAAAAAACTTGAAGAAGAAGCAGCCATACTTGCACCTAAAAAAGTAAGTAAAATAGCAGGCGCACCACTAAGTGATGAACTTGAAGCACAAATTGGAGCATACCAAGTATTTTTAGCTAATCTTCAAGAAGTTCAAACACTACTTACAAGTACATTTTTCCAACCATTGGAAAATGCATTTATGAACTTATTTGAAACTGGTAAGTTTGGTTTTAAGGCATTTGCTGATGCTGTTTTAAAGCAAATACAACAACTTGTGTCAAAAATAATTGCTACTGGAATCATATCTCTTATTGCTAATTTAATGTCAGGTGGTTTAGCCGGAGCAGCAGGAGGTATTGGAGGTGTATTAGCAAGAGTTGGTGGAGATATATTAAAAGCTATTGGAATAGGTGGTGTTGCAAATCCATCATTTGGTGGTGTAGGCGCAGGGGCAATGGGAATGAGTGGACAAGTAAATATAGTCCTACGAGGGTCAGACCTTGTTGGGGCATTGAATAGAACAAACGCTACAATTAATAGAGTTGGCTAAAGCAGAAAAATATCGTTATAGTTTTAAATCACAAGAAGGTCAGACTTGCGTAGTCAGGTTTGACTTTGAAGGATTTACGGGAGCATCAACTACACTTATCGGAGCAGCAAGACCATTTGTATTAAAAGAGTTTAATACTGACGATGATATATTTAAGCCATTAAGGCCACAAATTGCAGAAATGAGTTTTATTGCATCAGCAAGTGGTGTATCAATTGATAACTTTTTAATGGACAATGATGATGACATTATTGTTTATTTTGACTTTGGTTCATTTACAAATTATTGGAAAGGTTATATGTTGCAAGATGACTTCCAAGAGTCATGGATAAATACAAGTCACATAATAACACTTAGAGCAACTGAAGGTATCGGTCAATTAAAAGATATTGAGTTAACCGAGTCAGGTACAGAGTTAAATGGTAGGTACACTCCGCTTGAGCTTATTATATTAGCAATGGAGGAAACTGTTCAACCATTTACTGACTATAAGGTTTATAGCAATTTGTTTCATTCATCAATGACAGACACATCAACATTTACGGGTATTGACCAATGTTATGTTGATGCAAAAACATTTCAGATCAATGCATCAGAATATGATGACTCATATCTTGCTCTTGAGAAGATAAACAAGTCATGGAACCAGACTTTGTATATGTACAAAGGAAAATGGGTTATTTTTAGGCAAGAAGAATTATACGTTCCATATAGTGAAAATATTAGAGGTTATAGGCAAAACGGAAATACAAGAACAAGTGCATCACAAAGGTTTGATGCATTGGTTGGTGTTAACCAAACTATTAAGCCTATAACACCTGAGATGTTGAGATTTATACAAAGGAGAACAAAGTCAGATACTATTCAGTTTAACTTTAACCAGTTTGATGAGGTTGTTTGCAATGGTTCATTTTCAAGAGGAAATTTAAGAAGTTCATCATCAACTGAAAAGATATATGATTTAGATTTATGGGAATGGAAAGAAGGAACACCTGGTTCTCCAACAACACCTGCAACTGGTTCTTACGGTAGAAAAATTACTTATGATACAAATGGTAAATTAGATGACCAATTTGCATATCAAACACAAAAAGCAACTTCTGGTAATAGGTGGTTAATATCTTGTGGTATAGATGTTTTAAAAAATGAAACATTTTTGTTTAGCATAGATAATAGATTTAAAACAACATTTGCAGGAACTGCAACATTGTTTACTGTTTCATTTCAATTAGTTACTGCAACAAATTATTATACTCTTGATGATGATGGTACTTGGTACACAAGTAATGCTTCTTGGACAACAAATTACAAAGTTTTACAAACATATTATAATGGTAGTGGAGCTCCTATTCCAACAGATTGGGTTACATCACAAGTAGAAGCAAATAGTATTCCTGATGATGGCGTATTAAATATCCTATTGTGGTGTGTTGGAACACCAAATACGGCAGGTCAAGAAAAATGGTTTAAAAATCTACAACTTGATGTAATAACAAAATTTAATGGAATTAACATTGAAACAATACAAGCTGTACAGTCAATATTTACTAAAGCTGCCACATTAAGACCTAAGTTTTTTGATGAGATATATTTTGATGACGGTTTAAGCAAACTTTATAAAGGTAGTTTGTATGAGGATGATCAGCTTACTTTAACAACAGCTGAATGGCATAGGTTTAGATACCCTGCTGAAATTAATGGTTTTAGAAAGCAAAATGATATAGCACATTGGAGTCACAATAGGATAAATAGAAATAAGATTGATGCTAATTTCTATGGCCTTACCTGGAGTAGCGGAACTGAGCCGATTGGTTTAATTAATACTGTTAGGTTTACAGATGATGACCCTAATAGGATTTATGCTATTGCCAATCTTAAAGAGATTGATTTTAGCTCATCAACTTGGTCAGCTACTCTTGTTGAGGTATTTGATATGGATAACGATGCAACTGGGTCACCGGTAGCAAGAATATTGTCATTAGATGCAAATGTTAGTAGGGTAATTACTTTTGTAAAGTGGGATATTATATCACTTGCTGATTTTACTCCGGATGCAGGTGTTGCTAAATTTACTTTTGGCGGTTCTACATCAATAACAACAACAATTACTTGTACGTTACAAGGATATACTATTACTACTACAAGTACCCCAATAACAGTTGATATATACTTAAAAAAGAACTCAACAATTATAAATACGCAAACTTTTACTGTAACCTCTAATCCTACATCATTTAATGTAACTTTGACTACATCAAGTGTTACTATTGCTCCTGGCGATCAGATTTATGTGGAAATGGACTCAGATATTACTGAAACTCAAATTACGGGTGGGGTATTACAAGCAACGTATAATGTAACATCTGCCGTATCTTATGACCCTTACGAAGATAAATATATATATAAATAATGGCAGACGTATTAAAAGCAGAAGGATTAGTTTTAACAGCAACATATAGCAATGGTGATGTATTCCCTTTTGCTTGTGCTAAAAGCTCATCAATAAACGTAAGCAGAGATTTTATAGAATTAGCACCTAAATCAAGCGGATATTTTAGGGAATATATGATTGGTAGGATTGGTTTTACGATAAGCGGAAGTGGTTTAATAAAGCTACAACAAAGCTTTATGCAGCCATACTATTTCTTTGACCAATTTGTTCTTAATATTGATACAACATTTAAGGCATATCTTGACTTTATTGACAATCAGAATAACTACAAAGTTTACAAATTTGATTGCATTATGCAGGATTTGACCCTTGACTCAACAATTGGGGCAACACCTACTTACGACTATACGTTGCAAGGGACAGGCCCGATTGAGCTTATAAACGTGGTTGACCAATATACTGTGGCAAGTGGGGTAATAACAAGCAGAAACCCTGCAAACTTTAAATTGACAGCAGTAGGCTATCAAGGCAAGTGGTATTTTAACTATACTGTTACTGAGCCATCAGCAGGGGTATTTGTTATATCACTTGGAACAGGACTAAATGGTGTTACTGTAACTGCATCATATTTATCATTATAATATCTTAAATTTACAATATGATAGGCGAACATAATTTAAGGCCGATAAAGAAGGGTGATACATGGGTTATGACCCTTGCGTTTTATGATGATGAGTGTGAAACTACACCTATCAATGTAAGCACTTATGTATTTAAGTTGCAAGCAAAAAACTCATCTGGAACGGTCATGATTGAGTGGTTAGATAATGTTTTTGTACAAATTGACAATTTTACGAGAAGGGTTACATTGACCCCTACTACTACTAACTCTTACACAGCAGGTGAATATACTTATGAGCTGCAAGTAGGAATTTCTACTAATTCATATACTTGGATGCAAGGATATGTGCAAGTTGAATCGCAAATAACATCTTAGATGGCAACAATTATTAAGATAGTATATAACGTCACTAACCCAATCATAAAAGTAACGTATGACGTTACTAATGTGACAATTGGTGGGCAAGAGATAGCACCTGTGTATATCAACATGGACTATTCTTCGTCAAGTGCCGTTACAGTTATTACAAGCGTAGGACTCACAATGCCAACTGGGTTTAGTGTGGCAAATAGTCCATTAACTGCATCTGGCACACTTAATGTTTCGTTTACTGGTGGGTACTCCCTTCCAACCACAACAAAGCAATCACAGTGGGATCAATCCTATAATGACAAGATAAATAGTGCTGCGGTTACGGGAACAACTACAAAAACATTAACACTTAATCAGCAAGATGGGGGAACAGTTACGGCATCTTGGTCAGATATAGACACAGGACTAACCTCGGTTGGTCTTTCAATGCCATCAGCATTTAGCGTGGCAAATAGTCCTTTGACAAGCAATGGAACACTTGCGGTAACGGGTGCAGGTCTTGCATCTCAATACATTAGGGGTGATGGCTCACTTGCTGACTTCCCTACAACGGGAGGTGGTGGTGCTTCCGTTTCTTATTATTTAAATGGTTCAGTTAATCAAGGGACTCTTGTTGGGAATGTATATTATGAGATTAACAAAACACCTATACTTGGTGTTGGTACTGATTTCACAATAAACGCAGATGGGTATATTGCACAATTTATTACTGATGCGAATGACCCAGACCAATTAAAAATACCTGCCGGTAATTGGAACTTTGAACTATATTTTAGTGCTTCATCAAGCGGTGGTACTCCTCGATTTTATGTTGAGTTAAGTAAGTACAATGGCACTACGTTTACGGCAATTGCGAGTGGTTCGGCAACACCCGAATCTATATCTTTTGGAACTTCTATAAGTTCATATCATACTGCGTTAGCAGTCCCCGAAACAGTATTACTTGCAACGGATAGGTTGGCGGTTAGGGTTTATGTTATCCATAGTGGAAGGACTATAACAATGCATACGGAAGGTAGTCACCTTTCGGAAATAGTTACAACTTTTTCGACAGGTTTAAATGCCCTCAATGGATTAACTGACCAGGTGCAATACTTTGCAGTCGGAACAAGTGGAACAGACTTTGCGGTTAGTTCAGCAACAGATACACATACCTTTAACCTACCTACTGCATCAGCAACGAATAGAGGTGCTTTGAGTTCTGCAAATTGGTCAACATTTAATGCGAAGCAGAATGCTATTACACTAACAACTACGGGTACAAGCGGATCGTCTACATTGATTGGTGCTACCCTTAACATTCCAAGCTATTCAGTTGCAGGACTTGGTGCTGTACCTGATAGCAGAACAATTACTATAAATGGTGTGCTGTTTGACTTGAGTGCTAATAGGAATTTTGAAATAGGAGATTACGGAACTTTTTAAAGCAAAACAATGGCGTATAAGTTACAATTAAGGAGAGGAGCAACTGCAACATTACCAACAGGTATTGCAGGAGAACCTCTTTTTACTACCGATACAAATGACCTATATATAGGAACGGGTGCTGCTAATCAAAAATATCAAAAATTTATAGCAAGTGGTACATCTTCACAATATTTAAAAGGTGATGGATCGCTTGATAGTACAACTTATACACCAACAACACGAAGCATTTCAACCACATCACCTCTTGTCGGTGGTGGTGATTTAAGTGCTGATAGGACATTGAGCATCCCTGCTGCAACAACATCTGTAAATGGTTATTTGACATCAACCGATTTCAATACTTTTAATAACAAACAAGCGACTTTATCTCTTACTACAACGGGTACAACTGGTGCTGCTACATTGGTAGGAGCAACTTTAAATATTCCTAATTACGCTAATTTAGTTACCAGTGTTTTTGGTCGTGCAGGTGTTGTTGTTGCTACTGAAGGCGATTATAGTTTAACTCAATTATCTGATGTTACTATAACAACTCCATCAAGTGGACAAGTTCTAAAATACAATGGTACTGCATGGGTAAACGATATTGATACCGATACAGGTATAACAAGTTTAAACGGATTAACTACATTAACCCAAACTTTTGCGGTTGGTACAAGTGGAACAGACTTTGCGATTAGTTCGGTTACTTCATCACATACATTTAATTTACCCACTGCATCAGCAACAAATAGGGGAGCATTAAGTAGCACCGATTGGTCAACATTTAATAGTAAACAATCAGCACTTAACGGAACGGGTTTTGTAAAGATTAGCGGAACTACAATAAGTTACGATAACTCAACTTACTATCTTGCATCAAACCCAAGTGCATTCATTGCACTTACTGCACTTAGCGGAAGTACGGGAATAAGTTA